ATGTCGTCAGCCGGGACTGTTTGATGCACCGGAAAGCCCGGATTAAAGTCAATATACACCAAATAAAAAGGGGGCACAAGGCCCCCTTCCAATATTTCCGAAGAAATATTTAATCTATCAGGACGAACCGGGTGAACCGTATGTGCCCAATGGATCAGACCAGCCAAAGCTATAACGCTCACGGGCCTTATAACGAACGTTACCTGTGTCAAAGTCACCGTCCATCTTATTCTCCAAAGGAGAGCGGATGAAATGCTTCAGACCGTTAGGTACATCAGTAGTCAAGTACCAGCCGTTGTTGTCGGTCAGGTAGTGATTAATGGTGTAGCCTTCAGGGATTGAACCGTTGTTCTTCAACGCATTGATATCGTTGTCAGTTGTACCAACGCGGAGGCTGGTTTCCAACAAACGAGTAGCAACGAATTGCAGAGCTGGGGGAACAATCAGTTTCTTAGGCTTAGCAGCGATCAAAAGACCACGCTCGTCTGTCCAAGCAGCGATTTGAATAACGGCGGCTTCCAAAGAAGTCTCGTTCAAGTCAGCGGCTGTAGAAGGACGATTGCTGTTGGTACCACCAGAAACCAATGGGTGGGCAGTGCTATACAAAGCAACGCCGTCGCCACCGGGGTAGGCTGCACTGAAACCGTTGTTAATAACGGCGGCAGCTTTAACCTGCTTGGTGTATGCCATAGCACGAGCCAAAGCTTTGGTGTAACGAGCAGACAATGAGTCATACAAGTTATCTTCCACAGCTTCTTCAGTGATGGAGAAGCCTAAAGCGATAGTTTCGTGGTTGTAGCGAGTTGTCCATGCCTCTTGTGCATTGTCATAAGCGATGGCAGAGCCCTCGTTCTTAACAGGAGCAGCAGAGAAACCAGACAGTTTGGTCTCTTCTTCGAAGGAACGCTCAGAGGTTTCAGTCTCATAAATTTCTTTATGTTCTTCACCGTAACGAGCATACTCCATGCCGAACAAAGCGTTCAAGCCGGGGAGGAGTTCCTTAAGTAGTTGTGCGCGTGAAATTGCCATTTTAAGTTACTCCTTAAGCAATGCTGGTGCCAGCATAGTACTGATGCTGGCCAAAGTTGATCTTGACCAGAATCTCTGGGTACTGCATCAACACAATAGTAGTGTTCAATGTAGCAACAGGAGCTTGATTCAAAATAAACGATGTAGCACCGGCGGCTGCGGCGGTGTCAACGAAAGAACCGGAAGAAACGTATTGACCGTTTGAATCCAGCGAACCAACGTCAGTACCGACAGGTAACGCGAACGGCAGAGCCGAACAAGTCACAGTAGCGGTAGAAATGCTGGTATACGTCACAGTTCCAAGTGAAACAGCCGTATCAGGCACCAAACCAAGCACGCGAACGGGCAAAGATGATGTAGTAGCGGGTGTATCGCTAGGGGCCAATGCTGCGTTCTTAGAGTCGCCAGTTGCAGTGCTACCTGTGTTGTTAATCATGGCCAAGTTTTGACCAATCATTGCACGGGCACCAGAAGCAACAGTAGTTCCAGAAGAGCAAACCACAGCTTTAAAGACTGCATCAGGATCATCACTGACAATCGCTACTGCATCGCCAGCCGCAGTAGATGCGGGCCAGTATTGCGAGAAAGTCAACTGTTTAGTGACAGGGTTTGTGTAACGGCATCCCAAAAAGATACCTGTTTGATTGCCTGCTGTGCCAGTAGACACAGACAGACGAACGATTTCACCACGAGACAAACCTACGTAATCGCCGTAGAAAATGGCCGTGCTGTAACCGTTAGTAATCGGATATTCACGAGTAGAACCCGCAAATACCTGACCCCCGATCAAATTGATCGGTTTTAGCCCGTAAGGGGCGTCAACAACCGGATAAGCCATAAAAGACTCCTATATTTAAGTACCAGAACCGAAAGTGACCTTGGTTCTCTTCTCTGAGAAAAGAGGCATCCTAGGATCATTTTCACGAAGGAAATTATTGTCCACTGAATCCACCTGAGACTTGTTTAGGTTCTCGTAGTACTTGGCTCGTTGAGCCATGAACTCTGATGGAATACGACAGAGCAATAAACCGCCCACTTCAATGTTGCCTTTAAAGCGACCTTCAGTGGAAGCGTGCATCATGAGCTCGGGATATTCTTCTGCTTTGCAGGGTTCGTATCCTTCGCGTAACTTCGAAGAGATGTTGCTTGGATCTGCGCTACCCATAGTGCTGGTACGCACATACCTATGAGTCCAACCGGGACGGTCGTCAGGCATAGGCAGTGTTTCAGGCGGACGCCACGCTTCTGGGCGTTGCATTACCTGACGTGTATCTGCTTCACGTGGTGCGCGATTTTGTGTCTTTCCAGACGATAAAACTTGATCCATTTTTTAACCTCTTTTAAGTTGAGCAACCTGTTTAGCGTATTCTTCCAAAGGAACCCCAAGACGGCGAGCGATCGCTGCTTCTGATGCCTTCAGCCTAATACGATTAGGCGGAGTGCTACGTGAGGCCGGAGCCACAACGGTAGCGGGTTTTGTTGCACGGCGCGGAGGTTCATCCTCGTAAGCCGGTTCCGATGCCTTTTTCGAAGGAGCATCATCTTCATAGCTCTGAGCACCGTCATAGTACTCAGGAAATCGTCGGCGCATTGTAGCGTCTACTCGTTTGTAGTACTCGTCAGAGCCCACAAAGTTAGCACCGTGTTCCTTAGCCAGCTTTTGATGCAACCCGAGGGCGGATGCTGTCATTTCAGGATCGGTGCCAAACCAAGTGTTTTTCTGCATCCAACTTTGATCTTTTGGAGTAACAGAAGGTTGATTTGTACTACGTTGTTGTATTTGTACATTATTTTCTTCGACTTGTAAAGGCCTCATGTTCTGAACCTTGTCAAGATTCAATGTAGCCCGTGAAACTTCAGCCTGTGCATCGACCACAGCATCGGAATCTCCAGACTCATAAGCCTCTTTATATCGCTTCTTAGCATTCTCAAATTCCAACTCAGCGGAACTCTTTGACTGCTCAATGTACGCTCTTGACCCAAGCGATACTTGCTCTTGTAGCTTGCGGTTTTGCTCCCACAATTGCTTGGTCAGCTTCTCAGCCGCTTCGCGTTCACGCAATGCTTCTTCTTTGGCACGGCGCTCATCATGGTATCCACGTGTAAATTTCTTTAGACGCAACTGGACTTTCTCGTCATAAGTGGCGAGTTCATCCTCAGTAGGGTCTTCAGGTGGTGTTTCATCGGGCTTGCGGCCACGATCTTTGCGGGGTGTATCGTCTTCGATTTCTACATCAAAGCCGCCATCATCCTCTTCTGCTGCTGCGGGTTTACCCTTAGCTTCTTCCTCTACTTCATGAGGAAATTTAAAGTCATCTTCAAACTCAGTTTGTGCCATTAGTTACTCCTTATGCTGCACGTGTAATTCCACGGGGATCTTCCACAACTGCTTCAACCGAATCATCATTGAGGATGCGGAATTCACGGCCATGGATCTTCAGACGGGTGCCTGAATTCGGTCGGACGATGATGAAATCACCTTCCTTGCAACTCGGCCCACTAGGGAAACGAGTGGTATCTGCATAGCAGTCAGGCCCAAGCTTGACGACAAATAGAACGGGAGTGAGTACTTCTTCAAAGTGCATTGATTGGCTGGATTTAATAATCCCAACTTCACTATCTGCATACTCCTGCATAGCTTCCGGCACTACACATAACATGTGGAATCTCTTTGGGTCAGGCAACTGCTTAGCTTTGTCTTCAGATGGCTTATTAAGAATGCCAGACAAGTCAACAGCAGCGAGGTCAAATTCAGTCATCAGATTTCTCCATTTTTTGCACGAGGTCATTAATAATGTTTTCTGCTAGGTTAAGACCTCGGATTACCCCACAGATACTTCGATACTCTTCTATGTCAGCGGCTCTGCCGTTGGCAAGATGAAAAGCTTGCTCCGCTCTAAGTCGTTCTATCTCATTAGCGATATGCGACAAAAGTTTATAGTCGTTCAATCTTTCTCCTTCTTAGGTTTTTGGGACGTTCTTTGTGCCATTTGCACGGCCATCTGAGCGCGGTTTTTGGCGATATCAGCGCCAAGTTTTGCACCTTCAATAAGCTGTTGCTTCTGAAGTTTGTCTTTTGCAGCGGCTGCGCTTGCACCAACTTGCATAGCCGCGATTTCTTTCTGAGCCGCAATACGTGACTCTTCAAGTTCAATTTGGTCAGCTCTAGCCGCCGCGTCAACTTGTAGCTTCTGTTGTTTAAGCTGCAACTCTTGCATCTTGATCTGCAACTCTTGTTGCTGCATCTGAATAAGAGGATCCTGCATCTGCTGTTGTATTTGCTGCTGTGCAATCTGCGCTTGAGCTTGTTGAGTCATGCGCATAGACGCCTGTGCAGCAAGCTGTGCAACTTGTGCAGCCACCTCTGGGGGCATGTTCTTTTCTTGCTCCTCTGTTGGTAACAGGAGGCCCACAGTCTGCTCGATCTCTTTGCGATAAGCAAAGGCCAAGTGTTCGTTAATGTGAGCCTGCATAGCAGCTATGAGCGCCATACCTTGGGGGGTCTTTTGAATAAGCGCCATGATCTTGGGGTTCTGCAGCATGCTTGTGTGCACTGCAATATGAGCTTGATGATCCTGCTCAATAAACGCTTTGGTGGGTTTACCCGTCAGTACGTTCTGGTTCTCTTGCACTGGATCTGTAGCTGTCGCATCGTCCTCAATAGGAATCAGTTTCGCTGCGTTCTTAATACCCAACACCTCAATCATCTGGCGGTGCAAGAGTGGCAAGTTATACAGTTGTGGTGCTGTCTGCGCAAGTTGAAGCGCGGCTTGGTATTGCACAATCTTCTGCGCCATTGTTGCAGCGTTTGGATCGCTCACAGGAATCACAGCGACCATGTCGTAATCTGACTTCTTAGCACGACGTGAACCATCTACTGGCTCGTAGTCATACTCTTCTGGTGTGTAGTCAGCGATGATGGCTTTGAGCAGTCGGAACTCTTGACGCATTGAGTAGTGCATACGTGCTTGCACAGCACCCATCACTTTAAGTGTGCGCTCAAGAATTGCCAGTGTTGTACCCACGGGTGCCTGCGCACTCATGTCACTGACGTTCATGTCTCCTGCGGATGCGAACTGTCTACCCTCTTGCACAATGTTCTGGAACAAGGCAAAGAGAACCTGACTGGGCTCCTTGTAAGGCAACGGCAAAATGTTGTCTCTGATAGATCCGCTTGGTACGTCAACATCACGAAACTCTCCCGGCGCGATTGGTGTGTCGTCGCCCTTGACCCTGAGTCCTCGGGACTTGAGGCCACCCGGTAAGTTAGATAACGTACCTGCATCAACGAGCTGCCTGATGAGCATGGTCGCGCTCTTCGCATATCCGCCGATAAGGTGAATGAGACCATATCCATAAAAGCCAAACCCCGGAATGTATTGATAGTGGACAAAGTGTTGACGCTTGATGTGCAACTCATCATCTTCGTACCAATTGCGGCGAATAGCAAGAATTTTAGTTGTCGCTTTCTCAACAGTCACAACATAAGGAAGCGCGATACCTGTGGGCTCACCATCTTTGTCTTTGTGCTCGTAACCTTTTAAGTCCAAGTCAACGTGCATCTCAAGTATGCGGAACCTATCGTCCTGCACTGCGGACATGCCCGTCTCTTCGGCTTTCTGCTTCTCAATATCATCAAGCTCACCGGATGGCTCACCTAAGTCTACGTCGCTGTAGAACCCAGCTTCTTGCAGTTTAAGAATCTCATTCTCAGTCTTACGCATCACGTGCGTAACCCGCTCGGCACGCTCTAAGTTAGATGCGCCATAGGGAACAACAATATCTTCCGCTGGGATGAACATCGCAACTTGACGTCCAATGCTTGGGTCGTAGTAGACCTTCTTGAACGCTGAGCCAGACAGAGGTAAATTCCACAACAACTTCTCATGCTCTGGGCGATACTCAACCATCACCTCAGTGAGTTGGTAGTTCATGTCTTCTCTTACGCGAGCTGATGCTTCTTCTTTTACAGGTGTATCTTTGCCAAGAATCTGCGTCTTAACTGGGCCCGCAGCGGGAAACGTCTCCATGATTCCCTCGGACTGAAAGCGCACAACAGACTCAGTCAACATGGGGTGGAACACACCGCAAGCACCGTTCCATGGCTCTGTTCTTTCCTCGTACTTCAAGCCCAATAACTTCAAGCCTTCAACGTAGGTTCTGATCCAATCTTTGCGGTCGTTAATGTCCTTGTCAAAGTCAGCAACTAACTCACCACCTAAAGAATCAAGCGCACTGTCAGACATGAAGTCAGCAAGGTTGGCGTCAAAGTCTTCATCGGTATTCTCGTCATCGGGGGAGAGTTCAATCTCAATATCACCCATGCCAATACGTACGCTTTCTGGGTCTTCAATCTCAATCTCAAGAGGAGCCATACCCATATCTTCTTCAAGACCGAGAGGGGCTGCGTACAAACCTTTGTCCATAGAACTTGTTGCCATTTTTAATCCTTAAACTGTGTAAAACCGCTCGCGGCGGTGGCTTTTAAACCATTGAATTTCTTCAGGCTCATCGCTTGGTAAGCGTAAGAACCCACCCTGACGAAAGCGCATTAACGCTAGAGTTGTTGCGTCAACCAAGTCATCATGCTCCCCGGATGGGAACGCTGCAATCTCGTCTACTAACTCTTCTGCCCAGCGGGTCTGTGGAACCCACACTTTTCCACTTGCAATTATGTCTGAGACTGAGTTCAAGCGGGCAATTTTGTCTTGGCCCTTACTAGGTGTGTACTCCTGCACAGGTATGCCCATCGCTCTTAGGTCATAGATCAGCGGCGCACCAGACGCCTTCTTCTCCACAATCAGTGAGTCAGGCTCATACTCTTTATATTCTCTGAGCACGTCACGTTTTAATTCTGGGAACTCAACCCGTTTCTTATATGTGTTGAGGAGGATAATATTCGGCGCAAAGTTGTCTTCTTCGCAGTTAAAGATGCCCCATGTAGTACCGGCTGAATAGTCAGCACGTTGGGTTTTCTCAAATGCCGTGTCCCATGACTGAAGAATGTAGTCACAGATAGGTGGAGCGTCTTTGTCCCACCACTTCCACCAATCACGCTTAACAATTGCGGACTCATTTCCAATAGGATTCTGTTGATACTGCGCTTGCCACTTGGAATTTGGCAGTTCTTCACGCAGTGCTGTAAGCTCTTCAAGGCTCCAAAACTGGGGCCAAAGTGGTCTTCCAGAGGGCAAAATAGCGGGGAATTCGATCACTTCCCACTCTTCTCCAGACCTTTGGGCTGCTGATTTCAGCACCTGACCGGTCAAATCTCGCTGCGCCCAGCGTGTCATAACTACAACAATCGCTCCACCCGGCTGCAAACGCTGACGAGGGCCAGATGTATACCACTCATACACCTTGTCATACACTTCTGGGTTACTAGCTGCCATCGCAGCCTCTTGTTCTGAGTGCGGGTCGTCAATAATGAGCACATCTGCACCCTTACCGGTCACTGTACCGCCCACACCAATCGCAAAATAGTCACCACCCTTGCTGGTATTCCACCTTCCGGCTGCTTTTGAGTCAGCTTGGAGCGCTAAATTGGGAAAAATGCTGCTGTAAACCTCAGAATCCACCAAATTTCGCACTTTTCGACCGAATCCAACCGCTAATTCGCCCGTATTAGACGCCTGAATGACTTTTTTATGTGGAAACTTACCCAAAAACCAAGCTGGAAGCAGATAAGAAGCAAACTCAGACTTAGTATGACGGGGAGGCATATTAATAATAAGCCGCTTGCAAGTACCATTCGCAACCCGCTCAAAGGCTTCCGCCATTCGCTTGTGGTGTGCACCAGAAATGAATGTGGGCCATACTCGTTCAACGAACTTGATGAATTTATCTTGGCATAGTTCACGGTCTTTGAGTTTCTCGAGTTTAACAAGTGAGGCTTCCAACACGCGCAGGTCAGCTTCCGACATCTTGCCGGACTTAATTGCCGCTTCAATCTCTTTAAGACTCAGGCTGCTCATTAGGTACGTCTTCGCGGGTTTCTTCTGCTGGGCCTAGTAGCGTATCCAGATCATCTAGGGGCGTTACATCTGTAATCTCAGCATTCATGAGCCGCTTGATGCGCTCTTTAATAGAGTCCTCGAGTCCCTTGCTCGTAGTGTGGTGCACAGTAATCTCACTGCGTTCAGTGAACAGACCAATATCAGAATGCTTGCCAAGAAGCTCAAGGGCTTTAATCTCAATCTTAGGATCACCGCAGTCAGTCATCTTGACTAACTTATTTGTAATGAATGTGCGAGCCTGTTGTATATCCGCAAACGCTTGGAAGTCAAACGTCTTAATTAGGACTGCGGCTGACTTTGCTTCTGCCGGTACAGATATGTGCTTAGGTGTAGCGGGTTTATCGGTACCGTTAAATAACTCCGCAGTTTTGTGCAGGTCTTTATCTTCGTAGTCAAGACCGGGGCCGAGTTTGTCGATCAGGTCTGCAGTATTTACAGCGATGGCGATGCCGTCCTTATGAGTCTTGGGTTGCTCATCGGACATATCAAATGGCAGAGGCTTGTCTGCGCTTGGCTGTATTTCGATCATGGGCACCGAGTAGTTATCGGGAATGGCCGAAATGTAACACTGTTTTTAAATTTTTGCAAAAATTTTTTTGGGGAAACGTTTTTATTTGATGCCGGGGGGTGTTTCTGTGGAGAAAAAGCGGAGAAAAGGCGGAGAACTGAAAAGGGGGTGGGGGGATTTTTAAAACAAGTGATCGAGTGAGCAACACACTGTGTATAGCATCACGGGACTCCTTTCTGCCAATTTGGGGTGTGCCCCTTGCGTTGGCGCGTATTTCTAACTTTTGTTAGGGCTAGCCCCTGAATTATTTTGTTTATTTTCTACTTGCACTTATTTTGCACCACGTTATAATAGATAACATGGACAGCGACAATCGGTGTTCATGCTTAGGTGGCTAGCGGGTATTCCAAAGCCACTATGTTAGAAAAGGTTAGATTATGTCCACGAATGTTATTTTGTCTCCCGCCATTGACACCGGCATTTTGTCCATCGCCCGTAATGCGCTTGTTGAAGGTGTTACAAAAACCGGTGTTGTCATTGACAACTACTCTAGCGCTATCGCTTCCGTGTTCGATCGTAAGGATACTAACGGCAAGATCATTGCAAAGTGGTATGAGTTAGACGGCAAGGAAGCGAAGGGTATCAAGTTAGAGAAATCATTGTTTGCAAATACATTGATGGATCGTGATCCTAAGTTCATCAAGTCTATTGATGCCGATGGAAAGCGAACACATACGGCAACAGTAGACACCTATTGGATGCGGGTGAAGATCGCTAGCGGATACGTTCCCAAGGGTAAACTTAAGGGTTCAAGTGATGTTGATAGCAAAACAGCAACAGAACTTAAGACCATGATAAACCGGATTCTAGGTGCAGAGGAAGCCGGTCAAGAGTGCCACGCTAGCATGATCTTGGAAAACCTTAAGAACAGTTATTTTGTTCTGACAGGCGAAGCATACAACGCTGACAAGTAAGTAAACGACAGAACCTAGGGGAAACCCTAGGTTCTAACAAATGTTAGAAATCAAGGGGAAAATTATGGTTTACTTTTTAAGCATCGCAGGGTATGAACAAGAGATTTCATTGGACAAGTTAAATGAAATGATCCCGATTCTTTTAGAAAACGGATTTGGTTTTTCAGTCAGAACAAAACGCAAGTAAGGGGAATAAAATGAAACCATCGTTCAAGCATGATTGTGACAAGTGCAAGTTTGTCGGCAAAATTTTCAGAGCCTTAAATCTTGAGGGTACGAAAAAAAGTGCAACCGATCTTTATGAATCGTGCAACCCTGTTTTTGGTGGCAAATACATTTTGCGCTGTTCAAGCAAGGGTGAGGATTACATCACCACAAACAACTTTGAAATATACATGGCTTGAGCCTAATGTTACAAAACCCAGCCCGCTATATGCGGGCTTTTTTGCGTCTGCTCGGTCTAACATTTGTTAGCGTACCACTATGTTATTTTTCTCCAGAGTTTTTTCCCTGCACCAGTTCTCTGTGCGGGGGTAGGGGCAACGTGTCTGATTAAATTTTGAACAGTGTTAAATTTTCCTGCACCAGTTCTCTGTGCGGGGGCAGGACTAAGCGCAGTCTAACAAATGTTATGTTTCGTTGTGGCAATGTTACGCCTAATGTTACGTTGCAAATCGCGTAAGTTGTTGATTTTAAAGCAATGTTATATGTTACGTTTTTTTGAGAATGAGTGTGACGGGCAAAAGGGGCAACGCAAGGCAGATAGTGCAAATCGAAGTACAATATAATCTAGGAAAGCCACACACACTATTATTGAAATTTTATAACTTTATAACTTTACCCATTTTTTCGCTTCTAACCCCTTGATTTCATTCACTTTTATAATGTTACATGTCAAAACTTCAGCACGTAACATTCCACAACATTGCCCCTAAAAACATAACACAGGAACGTAACATTATCCCCGATTGCAATCGCCCAAACACTTGACTTAAGTGTAACTTTGTGGTATAATTAAGATTGGGTCGGGGAAATTGTTTTTGTAACTTTAGGTTTGCGCCCCCCGATTCAAAACGTAACAATGCAAGCCTAACAAATGTTAGAAAGGTTAGAAGATGAGTTCATTAGACTGGAAACTATGTAGTGATTGCGAAGATGAAATATCAACCGAAAGGTATCAAGCGTTCTGCATCTTCTGTGAACAAGACAGAGAGCGCAGTGCAGGTGAGGAACGTAGCTCTTGGTGCGTAGTCCAAGAGTATGGCAAGGGTAACTACCAACTCGTTACACCTGCGAGCGCACGTACAACGCTCAAACAGACTAATCAAAAAGAACTGAGGGGCTGAGCATGAACCGCAAAATAAAAATACCCGAAGGCTTAGATACCCACGCGCTAAATGCGTGGTGGTACATGAGTGAAACCGCTAAGGCTTGCAGAGATGCAATAAAGGATTACGAATTCGCCTCACTACTGTTGCACCTGTATGCGCAATACCCAAAAGAGTATGAGTTTTTCTTAATGTTAGAGAGTGGCAACGTATGACCATAAGACCAAGACACGTGAAGGTTGACCGCTTGTCCAAGCGAGTGAGTCAAACCGACTACTTACAAATGTTAGGTGAGGCGATGAAGTTTGCACGAGTGGAGGAGAGCAAGCCTGTACTCAATGCCAAAGAGTTGCCCATACAAACCAAGAGGGAGGTCAAATGACACCGGAAGAAATCAAGAAGCACTTTGGTGAGGAAGCACTGAACATGCTGTACGACTGCATATTGCAGAACCCAGTGCATGAGCTAGCCGATTGGATACTCATGTTCCACACCTCAGAGCAGATCGGTGCTTGGATTAACACCCTCAAATCTGACATGGAGGATGAAGAATGACTGCGCTTGACCGAGACACCAAAGACACACTGCGCCTGTGTTACGACTTCCTGAAAATATACGAGGACATATTCTTGGACACCGACTTCTATCGAATGAAGCGTGATTACATTATGGTACGAAAAGAAGTGGTGGGCGTGCTTAAACGCCACGAAAAGAAAGACAACAAGGGGGCTAACAAATGTTAACTAGATGGGAAAAGTTCGAGCGAGTTCTTTTTGTACTCGGTTTAATTGTGGTCATGCTTGACCTATTCTATTGGAGACCATGATGACGCCAGCAGAGTTTGCTTTTATGGTTGCGCAGATATTCCTAGCGAGAACGCTGACTCCATTCACTGCGTTTTTGTTCGCTGTGTTTTGGCTAATAGTTGCCATAAGCAGGGGGTGGTGATGCCAAGGCGCAAGAAGAAGTGGATGCTACTGCGCGGCAAATCAGGTTCGTTCATTGTGGTTGAGCGTAGGTGGTACGACTTCACAGGTATAGCTAGTGCCCGAGGTAACAACAAGGCTTGGTGGATAGTTGCCGAGAGTGACGACCATGGGGCTATGCAAGCAATGGCAAGTCTGACCGACAAACACATAAAGATGGAGGTAGATCATGAAACCGAGATCATTACTACAAGACGAATCTGAGGGGTACGAGCCCCAACGACTGAGCCGGTGGTTTGCAAGCCGACTGGGTGCGAGAGAAGTGGTACGAAATAACTTAAGAAAGGAACTAACAAATGTTAGAAGCAAGACACAAGATGAAACTGTTCTTTGCAATCAGACCATGGGAGGACGAGCCCGACCATGCTGAGTGGGTGCAGTATATAAGCGGGTACAAGTGCCGCATAGTGCGCAACGAAACCACAGGTACGTTATGTGGTTACGTGGGTATACCCAAAGAGCATACGTTCTGGGGCGTGTCCTACGATGGTGATAGGGAGTTGGAAGATATTGCCGACAACGTACATGGAGGACTAACGTACTCACAACAAGGTGACGATGGTTGGTGGTACTTTGGTTTTGATACCGCCCATGCCGAAGACTTTGCCCCTGCGATAGTTGAGGTGTTGCTTAGTGTGAGCAGGGACAGAGAACCTCAATCGCTTAGATTCCACGACTGCATGAACTACCGCACGTGGGAGTATGTTGAAGACCAAGTCTTTTGGTTAGGCAAACGACTATGGCAATACAACGAGTACCACAAGGAGGGCAAAGATGTATGAGCCGTACTACCTTTGCCGACTACCAAGGACAGGCGTTGTAATTCTGCTGAAGGAAGGCGATTACAAATACTTGCGTAACCACGAGCGTACATTGCGCGTGCCTGACCCCGATGCGGAGGCGATTCTTTTAACGAAGGGGCGCAAGCATGAGGTGGTTGCATACTACAACTTAATCAACGGAGGGAACATAACAAATGTTAGCTAGATACTACGTGACAGGGTGGAGTGGTAGGTTCGGCATGTGGATTGCCGAGAGCCTCGAAGCGAAGAGTAAGGTGGCGGCAAGGGAAAGGTTCACGACCAAGTACCCAACGCTTAAGACTATCAAAGCATACAAATTGAGGGGAGAAGCATAGGGAAATCACTTGACATACCCAGTAAAATGTGGTATAATATAAGTTACTTTGGATAATAATGTCCATAGTAGCGTAGGCTTAGCTCTAAATAAATGCAGAGTTAACGAAGCCTAACAAATGTTAGAACTATCAGCGTATTAGAAAGACCATCATGGCAGAAATCAATTTCGGTAAATCAATTACCTTGAAGCAAGCGGCTAACCTTATCCGCACAAACCCAACGACTCGGTTCTTGTTGCAAGGCGAGCCCGGGATTGGGAAGTCCTCCCTACTAGAGAATATCGCAAGCGATCTAGGCTACGACTATGCCTATATTGACGTACCCAATATGGACTTGGGTGACATCGCAATGCCTGTGATCGACCATGACACACGCACCACACGCTACTACCCCAATGCACGTTTTCGTATCCATGAGAACAAGCCATTGGTCATCATGCTCGATGAGTTCACGAAGGGTGCTGACCCAGTGAAGAACATGCTACACCCTATGCTTGAGAAGGCAAACCCACGACTCGGTGACAAGACTCTTACCGCCAATACCATAGTGTTCTTGACGGGTAATCTGACAACCGATGGCGTAGGCGACTCCCTCAAAGCGCATAGCCGTAACCGCTTAGTCCCAGTAACTATTGCCAAGCCCGATGCCGAGCAGTGGATTGAGTGGGCTATTGGTAAGGGACTCGAAGCCGAGGTGATTGCATGGGTGAATCGTTTCCCTCACGTACTCGCAAGCTATACCGATGCGGCGCAAGGTGACAACCCATACATCTACAACCCACGCAAAGCTCAGCATGCGTTCGTATCACCACGCTCATTGGAGACAGCATCGAACATTGTACGGACTCGCAAAGAGAACGACCCTGATTCGGTGATTGCCGCTTTGACCGGTGCGATTGGTGAATCGGGTGCGCGTGATATGCAAGCGTACATTGAGTTCTCTGACCAACTCCCTACATGGGAAGCCACGATCAAAGAGCCAAAGACTACGACAGTACCCACAAGTCCGGGCGCATGTGCCATTGTGGTGTTCGGTGCTATCGCTCGCATTACGAAGGAAACCATTGCCCCATTCATGGAGTACCTGTCTCGATTCGATGCCGAGTGGCAAGCCGTGTTCGCTATCAACATTGCCAAGAACCCTGTGAAGCAGAGCATTGCTTTCTCAAGCAGTGCGTTCAAGGACTGGGTTGTTAAGAACCAAGACCTACTCTAACAAATGTTAGGAATGAACGGCACTAAAGCAACTGACTTCAGGCGATATTTCGTCAGATGGGTAGTTGAGTACGTTAAGAACGAAAGCGGTACTGACCAAATACAGATACTTGGGTACTGCGTATATGACGGGGAGACATGCACGACTCTGTTCGAGCATGCCGACAAGCAAGTGTGTGAGAAGGTATTAACAATGGTATTGGAAGGAGTAGATCATGGGATACAGAAGTGATGTGATGGCTTTGTTTTACACCTACGAAGCTAATGAGTTACCCGCAATCAAGTTGTTCATTGATGAGAACATACCTGAGTTCTTTAGGGGTGAGTTCGAGGGTAACGACTATATGAGTACGTTCGAAACCGCTAAAGGTTTGCGTGGGATTAAGTTCAACATACCTAGTGTGAAGTGGTATCCATCGTACCCCGAGGTAAAGGGGTTTGAGCAAGCACTTGAGAAGTTCAAGGAGTTGAGCGCGGAGGTTGACAGTAAGTGGTGTTGTGAGTTCGTGCGTGTAGGAGAGGAGGTAGAAGATATTGAAGAGCATCAAAGCTACAACGCAGAGAACTTAATATATGTTAGTAGAACGATTGAATCAGATGTTTAACAACGAAAGGTAACAAATGTTAGAAGAACGTAAAGTACAGAAGGCGAAGATTACATTGATGCGTGACCCGAGGTTTGCCCTTTGGTCTGGCATCTTGATGGTTGGTCGTACGAGTGTAGTGGATAACATCCCAACTGCATGCACCAACGGGCGAGACGAGAAGTATGGTCGCAAGTTCGTGGCAGGGTTGAAAGAACCTGAGTTGAATTTCGTGGTACTCCATGAGAATCTACACAAGGCATATCGTCACCTGACCACATGGAAGAAGTTACATGACGAGAATCACCGGCTGGCAAATGCGGCTTGTGACTACGTGATTAACCTTAAGCTCAAAGACCTTGATCCTAGCGAGCGCACCATTGCGATGCCACGTTGGGCAGATGGCGAGTTGAAGGGTAAGCCGATGGGTCTCATCGATGAGAAGTATCGTGGGCTCAATGCCAAGCAAGTGTTCGACCTACTCAAAGATGAGCAGAAGGGCGGTGGCGGTGGAGGCGGTGAAGAAGGCGAAGGCGGTGGTGGTACGAGCCAAGGTCAAGGTCAAGGTCAGGGCGAAGGGTTCGATGACCATGATTGGGATGGTGCGAAGGAGATGACCGAGGAGGAGAAGAAGGTTCTCGAGCGTGAGATCGATCAGGCTATTCGCCAAGGTGTAATGGCGCATCAGAAGATCGCGGGAACTGGTGCAGGGGACTTAGATCGGGACTTGCTTGAGTTGCTCGAGCCCAAGGTTGACTGGCGTGAAATGTTGCGTGAGTTCGTGAAGTCTACGTGTAGCGCAAAAGATACATCGTCATGGCGCAAGGTTAATCGTAGGTTCTTATCTACTGGAGTTTACATGCCTAGCTTGATCGGTGAGAAGGTTGGTCATATGGTTATTGCCGTAGACACATCGGGTTCGGTTGGTCAAGAAGAGTTGTCCGGCTTCCTAACAGAAGTTAAGGGTATCGCAGAAGAAGTTAAGCCGAGCCAAGTGGACTTGATCTATTGGGATAGCCGCGTAGCCGCACACGAAGAATACAGCGAGAGCATGGTGGGTGACATTATCAATTCCACTAAGCCTAGAGGTGGTGGGGGTACGTCTCCCTCATGTGTATCAGAGTATCTGAAAGAGAAACGTATCGTACCTGAGTGCGTCATCATGCTCACCGATGGGTATGTTGGTAGCGATTGGGGCAGGGATTGGACTGCGCCTGTACTGTGGGCGATCGTAGGAGGAAACGATTGTGTTGCAGACAACGGCAAAACGATTCTTGTCAAGGATTAAATGTAGGTTATTTATAACAAATGTTAGGAGGTATCAGATGGTAGTAGTAGATTTAGGTTGGAACAAGTTCATCATGGCTAAAGAGAAAGCCATGATGTTGGTCGAATGTTTAGAGAGTGCCGAGAAGTACGAAGAGAAGTGGTGGAGTGAGGATGTGCGCAAAGAGAAAGGAATGGATAGCACTTACACCTACCACGTGTATCCGAACGAAGCATCGTTCACTATGAAGATTATTAGTGACACACATTATCAAATGGCTAGATTAGCCGGAAAACCACAGGAGAAATGAAATGAGTATTAGCGCATCAGCAGTATTAGTAGAGTTGAACATCAGCGTTTGGCCTGCCGCCAAGATCGATCGTGAAATCACGAGCCAAGTCAATGCAAGCGCATCAGCACACAAAGATGCGTCACAGACCAAGAAGAATCTGTTTGCGGGTACAAGCCTACGAGCAGACATTGAAAAGTTTGCGGCCCGAGTACGCCTTTACAACAATCAGCACACCTTACCTTGGGCAGACAAGGGTGAGCGCATGTTGCCGACCAAGTTGTTCATGGACTACAAGCAGACTATGAATGGATACGAGCGTACGTTCAACATGTTGTGCGATAACTTCTTTGACGAGTACGAGCGACTGGTTGAGGAAGCCAAGGTCAACTTGGGTTCTATGTACAAGGCAGAGGACTACCCCGATCTAACAGAAGTTAGGAAGAAGTTCAGCTTTAGACGTAGCGTGAAACCATTGCCCGAGGCGGGCGACTTTCGCTTAGACATTCCTGCGCATGACTTAGAGGAGATGAGATCTGCATACGAGGTGCAGTATTCAGAGAAGCTGGCCGATGCGATGCGCACACCATGGGAGAGACTGCATGAAGTTCTCTTGGGTATGTCCAAGAAGTTGGAAGGCTCAGGCAATGAGAAGAAGCGGTATCACGACTCATTGATTAGCAACCCATTGGAGTTGTGCGAGCTATTGACAAAACTAAATGTCACTAACGATCCCAAGTTAGAGGATGCACGTAGGCAAGTAGAGCTAGCGATGCTCGGAGCTGACATTGAAGAGGTCAAGGATAGCCCGTTGGTGCGTGAGAATCTAAAGTCCAAGGTCGATGCGATCTTGGGTAAGTTCGAGTGGTAATAACATTTGTTAGGAGTAATGAACATGAGTATGAATACATTGAGTTTGAGTAACATAGTTGTTAGTGAAGACTTGCAGAAGTCTCTTGATAAGGAGGGGCTGAAGTTGAATGGCGTGTATTCGATGCTTGACCCTGTGGTTAGCCGACTGGCTTCATTGAATCCATTGTGGACTTTTGTTATCAACAACAGTGGTCATAGTATGGGTAACAACCGAGTAGCTTGTGGGTTCTCGGTCAAGCTAGATGGTGAAGAGTTAGGCACTATCGGGTTGAGTTACATGGGTCAACGCGGGAAGGTTATCGCTATCTGTAACGATCGTATTGGTAAGGGCAGACAACGATCGGACTCTTATCGCACTGTGGATGCAGACAAAGCTATCCTCATGGCGAAGAAGATGTTCGGCAAGATGAACCCCAACGAGCGTATTAGTAAGGCTAAGGATGCGGCAGAACGTATAGTGACTCGGGCATCGTGGAACAAAGAGCGTGAGCGCACCATGCACCAAAGCAATATTAAGAATGAGATGTTGGCTTGGGCTGAGACCAAGGGGCATGCTATGTTTTTGGAATACCTAAAAGCAGAAGCTATACCCTCGCTCAGACACAAAGTTACTGTCTCTATGGAGAAGGTAGAGTTACTCGATACCGAGATGAAGACTATCGAGCGAGTGCAAGCAGACTTTAGTAAGAATAAGACTGCGCTAGTAGTCAAAGACTCGGGTAAGTATCTAGTAAAAATAGGTGACAACGTAGAACTATACGATGATAATACGCTCCCCGTGGAAATGCGTATGAAGATGGGCATGCTAAAACTTGTGGAAGATGAGCAGTATCTAACCGATGTAGGTTGTAAGGTATCGAGTGAGATATTTGTTTTGTTGGTTGATGAGCTAACAAATGTTAGCGAAGGAGTATGAGATGAAAGAAGAAATTAAATATAGCTCAAAGGCTATCCCCCTACGGGGGTGTAATCACCCCAAGTTTAAGTGGGTGAGTGCCGCATCCACTGACATACGTAGAACATTCCGTAAGGCTCGCTTGCTTATCCGTATCACGAACGGAGCAGCATATGAAAGCCGTACTTGAGTTCACGTATCCACAAGATGAGACCAAGCTCAAGCATGCGTTAAGAGGTGAGGAGTATTACCTAGCGTTGATTGATATTGATCGGGTGCTTAGGAATCCACAACAGTTCGGAGACCGAGCCGACATGCTCGACAGGATTGGTTTTATCTTAGAGGGGGTACTAGAAGAATGAACGGGTTTGTAAACCGACAACTTGAGCTTGGGAGTAAGCAACCCATACACAAGTACAAGCTATGTAATAAATGCGAAGAGTTGAAACCCCCCGAGGGGGGAATCGAATTGTCCCCACACAGATGGTCATGTGCTAGATGTTGGGCTAACAGAGTAAGCAGAAGGAGTTTATTAGATGCCAAGACCAAAGCCGCCTGAACCCCTTATAGGAAGGCAGATACGACTAAGCGATAGGCAATTCCATATTCTTAATCACTTTGGTGGCGCTGAGTGGTTAAGAGGTTTGTTGGATAAGAAAGACCCATTCCCTAAACAATACTATGAAAGACTGAAAGATGACGACAGGAATCGAGAATCTAAAACCGGAACAACAACGCAAGGGGCGGGGGCTAGGTAAGAAGCCCGCGCTGTCCTGCACGAGCTTGCGTCTACCAAAGGATGTGATGGACTACTTCAACACAAACTTTGCGTATACAAAGCAAGCCAAGATGAGAGAAGTTCTTACTGAGTACGTTAACAACCAAACAGGAAATAAATCATGATCGAATTAGCAAAAGCAAAAACCAAGTCCGCACAAATCCGTGAGTATGTAGCGGCAAACCCTAAAGTTAAGTCAGCAGACGTAGCCAAGGCAATAGGCGTAACCCCTGCGTATGTAGCCACAGTAATGTGGACTGCAAAAAAGAAAGCCAAGGTAGCGAAGAAGCTCGGGGGCATGCAAAAGAAGAAAGCCCTGACCGATAAATCTAACTGGAAGACGATTGCGTTAGCTTCATCGGGCATCCCGTTTTATGCGGATTCAGTTACGGATACGACACCTAAACGTATGGCGCAACTTGCGTATGAAGCGGGCAAGAAATATCGTATGGAGGGTAGCGAAACGCAACGCCAGATCGAAATGTTTGAGCCTAAGCCCGACGCAGTGAATCACCCTGCTCATTACAAAGTAGGTGGAATCGAAACGATCGACTTCATCGAAGCTAAGAAGCTCGGCTACAACCTTGGCAACGTGGTGAAGTATCTGACACGTGCCGACCACAAGGGCAACCGCAAGCAAGACTTAGAGAAAGCCAAGTGGTACTTGGAACGTGAGTTGAGCACCCTGTCCTAACATTTGTTAGGGAAACCACTAGCCACCTTCGGGTGGCTTTTTTACGTCTGTACTATTTACAAAGTAAAAACTTCAGGTACAATCAAGACTTGAAAAACTTTTGGAGTATCAGATGAGCGAACGTATGGATGGCGCACTTGCCCTTGCTGACAAGTGTTGGTCAAAGGCTAACCGAACAAGCCCCGAGTTTGTTGAGCGTTACTTAGAGCTAGCAGAAGAGTTGCTAGTATCAAAACCAGTTGTTCTCGGCGATGAGTTCCGAGAATACTGCGGCAAGAAACTTCTATTCCGCCCCAAAGAACTGCACCCTAACGTATGGGTATCAGGCGTACGCACTCTGAGTACGCTCGGATGGATTGCCCACAATGGTTACACGACACCGACCAAGTCACACAACCACATGCCCTCGGTCTCAGTATGGAAGAGCATGATCTATGGCAACAACACCTGAAGCCAAGGTCAAGGCAAAGATCAAGGCTATCTTAAAAGCCCACAACATCTACTACGCTATGCCTATTGGTACTGGCTACGGCAATAGCGGCGTCCCCGATTTTCTATGTTGCGTCAACGGCAAGTTCGTGGCTATCGAAGCCAAGGCGGGTAAGGGTCAAGCGACCGCACTACAACTAAAGAATCTGCAACTGATTGACGCATCTGGTGGGTACTCGCTCATCATACGTGAAGACAACTATGCCTACCTAGAGCGAATCATTGAGGAGTGCTATGCCAATTAGTCGACAACAGTTGGTTAACGAACTACTACCCGCGCTAGATAAGCTATTCGGACAAACGTATGCAGAGCTTAATCGCACCGAGTACCACATGAAAAGAAGGTACGGCAAATGCACCATATACCGATGGGACTTTGTTCAAGGCAAGCGAACAAGCATGACCCTAGCCAAAGGCTTAGACCTAGAGACAGCCACAGGCATGATGAAACTATTGAAAGACCCTGCATGAACATATTAACGATCGACTTCGAGACATATTATTCTCGTGAGTTCTCCCTAACAAAAGTTACCACTGAGGAATACATTCGTAGCCCACAGTTCGAAACTATTGGCGTAGCCGTACAGATCAACGATGGTGAGCCCGAATGG